TTATGTTTGTGCAGGAGCTTTAGAAGGTGAAGCTTGTTATAAGCAAGGGTTACAGGATGGAATGAAGTTAGCTTTGGGTGTGATAGAATGATTACTAAAGATAGCTTTAATAAAGAATTAAAGAAATGGTGTCCCGATAATTTTCTAGTCCAAATAAGAGAAGATCAAGAATACAAAGGAATTAAAGTAAAAATGAAATTTGTATGTGAATGTGGTCATGAATTTAAGGATACTAGAAAAAATGTTAAGAAATTTGTAAGAAGACATGGCCTTTTTAAATGTCCTATTTGTAGGGATGGAAAAAGAACATGGAATTACAGAGGAGTAAAAAAACAATTCGAAGAGCATGGATGTGAATTATTATCTAATAAATACAACGATATTTTTTCAAAATTAAAATATCGTTGTGAATGTGGTGAAGTTGCTAAAATTAGCTTTAATAATTTCTTAAAAGGTAGAAGATGTAAAAAATGTGCTACTAAAAGACAAGCTAAATCAAAAAGATTTTCTTATAAAGAACTAAAGCTTCATTTTGAAAAATATGAGTGTGTCTTGTTATCCAACAAATATAAAGATGTTCATTCTGTATTAAAATTCAAGTGTAGCTGTGGGAATATAGACTATAAAACTTTTCATGCTTTTAATAAATCTCCTAGATGTACAAGTTGTGGAATAGAAGCTAGAACTAAAACAAAAAGGCACGATTATGATTATATAAGAACATATTTTAAAGATCATGGTTGTGAATTATTATCAAAAGATTACCAAAATGCAAAAACTAAATTGAAATATATATGCGAGTGCGGCAATGTATCAGAAACCACATTTGATCATTTTTACCAAGGTTGCAGGTGTCCAAGATGTAGTGAATCTAAAGGTGAAAGAATGATTAGTAAATTTCTAGAAGATAAAAATATCTATTTTGAAAAAGAATTCACTATTAGTGATTGTGTTAGTCAGAATGGATATGCTCTAAGGTTTGATTTTGCTTTATATAAAAATAACGAATTAATTTATCTAATTGAATATGATGGGGAACAACATTTTGAACCTATAAACCATTTTGGTGGCGAAGATAGTTTTGAACAAAGAGTAAGAAATGATAAGATTAAAAATAGTTTTTGTAAAGAAAGAGGTATAAATTTAATCAGAATACCTTATTGGGATTTTGATAATATAGAAAAAATATTAAACAAAAAACTGAATAGATTTTGACAACCACCATGAGGTGGTTTTTTTACTTTAATAACACTTTAGAAAGGGGAAATAAAATGGATGAAGTTTTGATAAATATCCACGATAATACTGGAGCGATAGCTCAAAAAGGCTTTGGTTTGCCTTTGATATTTGATCCAAATAACAATCTTGTATATCAAGAGGTTACAGATATTAGTCAGATTTCAGGGGTTGCAGCTGGTGATTTAGCTTATGATCAAGCTAATATTATTCTTGGTCAAGAGCCAAAGCCAGAGAAAGTAGCTATCTATGGCTTTGATATTAGTGCTGTTGACGCTACATTTACTACTATTGGAGAAGCTTTAGATGATTTGATTACTCGTAGGAATGATTGGTATTGGGGAGTGTTGGCCAGTAGGGTAGATGCAGATATAACTGCCTTTTCTGATTGGATAGCATCTAAAGCAAAGGTAGGAGCTGCTCAATTAGATATTGCTAAGACACCAACAGAGATTGAGACCTTTATGGCTGGAATGAGTAATCAAAGAATGGCCATATTTGCTCATGATGGAGGTATAGATACTGAGGATCAGTTCTTAGCAGCTGGAACTGTTGGTAGAATTGCTGCATTAGTTCCTGGAAGCTATACTGTTAAGTTTAAGACTATTAATACAGTAGCATCTACAACATACCAGGAAGCAGATATTACAACTATCCTTAATGCTGATTGTAATACTTATGTGAATAACATGGGTGAAGATTATATCAGTGAAGGTAAGTTAAGTAATGGTGATTTTATTGATACTCAAGTAGCTAAAGACTGGATTAGTGCTAGATATAGAGAAGGAATCTTTAAGTTATTGAAAGATAATGAGAAGATTGCTTTTGATGATAGTGGTATAGCTCAGGTAGTATCAGTTATTAAGTCTGTTAATAAGCAGGCTGCTAGTAATGGAATGGTAGCTCAAGATGGAGATGGTAACTATATTATGTCAGTTAAATATCCTCGTAGAGCTGATATTCCAGATAATGATAGAGCTAATAGAATTGTATCTGGATTAAAGTCAAGCGTTACCCTTGCTGGAGCAATTCACCGTGCCGAAGTTGACTTTTATTTAGAAATATAGGGAGATGATAAGATGAAGCAATATGATCCTAAAAAGGTAAGTGTAACTGTTGCAGGATTTGTTCTTACTGGTTTTGGTGAAGATACCTTTATTACTGGAAGCAGAAGCTCAGATAAAAGAACTACTCATGTTTCTGCTAAGGGAGAAGTTACTTTTAGTAAGTCAGCAGATGATACTGGAGAGGTTACTTTTACTTTAAAGCATAATAGTCCTGGTAATGCAATGTTAAAAAGACTTTATAACTCAGATGATGAGTTTCAGTTTGCTTGTGTAGATGCTAATATTGATGGTGATATTGGTGTTGCAGGCTCTAGATGTGTAGTTAAGACTTTGCCTGACTTTGAAAGAGGGGCAGAAGTTGGAGAAGTTGAATGGAATTTGTTAGTTGCAGACTATGATCATGCATTTATTACAGACTTTTAGAGATTAAGCATCCGAAAGGGTGCTTTTTTATTTTAAATTAGAGGAGATGATTTGAATGAGTAATGCAACAGAAGGCAAAAAGAAAACAGTTAAAGTTAATGGTAAAGATTATACCTTGCAACATCCAGGTATTCGCTGGTTTATCAAGCATAGTGATAGTTCAAAGGATACGCAAGGCAACTTTAGTAATGAAAAATATATTGATGGGTTATTAGAAAATGTAGTTATTCAACAAGTTACTATGGAAGATTTTGATTCTATTAGTGCATTACGAGAGTTGGTTGATGAAATAGAAACCTTTCTTGGAGCCTAAATACAGTAATAAATCAAAAGATGGGGTAATGAATATCCACTATAACCGATATAAAAGAGAAATCAAAGGGTTGAGAAAACAGTTTTGGCAGGTGGTATATGAATTAGGTTCGATAGAAGAAGTCTCTAGAATGGATATAGATACATTCTTAGAGGCTTTTTCTGCTTTATCTGTCATAAGAGAAAGGGAGGGAGGTGGATAATCTGAGTCAAGTCAGAAGCCTTTCTTTTGGTATTAAATTTGGGGTTAATGATAAAGAGTTAACTAAAGCTGATAAAGCAGTAGATCGTTTTAAAGGTAATGTTCTGGGTGTAGAAAGTAACTTCAAAGGCATGAGTAGAGCTGCTGATATGGCTGGCAATAAAGCAGCTACATCAATATCTAGAGCAGGAAAAGAAACTAGTCAATTAAAAAATAAAGTTAAATCTACTGATAGTTGGCTTGAGAGAGTTGGTAAGACAGCTAAGAAAGTTAGCAGTAGCATGACAAAGGGTTTTTCTAAAGCTGGTAAGTCAGCTACTAAAATGATGAATACTCTTAGTAACCACACTTTAGAATTAGGAGCGGGTGCAACTGCTGGAGCAGGATTGATATTTAAAACTGCCTTAGATGCATCTGACCAAAATGAATTAATGAATAAGTTTAAAGTTTCTTTTGGAGAAGATAATTATAAAAATACTCTCCAATGGGCTAAAAATTATGCTGATGCTATAGGTAGAGGTAGAAATGAAACTATATCTTTTTTAGCCGATACTCAAGATTTATTTAGTTCTTATGCTGATAACAAAAAACAGGCAGCAGCATTTAGTAAGCAAGTTGTTACTCTAGCTAATGATCTAGCGTCTTTTCAAAATAAAAAAACTGAAAATGTAATGGGGAATCTTATGAGTGGTTTAATGGGAGAAACCCAAGCATTAAAAAGTTTAGGTATAGGGATAACAGCTGCTCAAATAAAAACAAAAGCTTATGAAATGGGATTAGCTGAAGCAGGAAGTGAAGTTTCTCAATTTGCTAAAATGCAAGCTACATTAGCCATATCATATGAACGTTCAAAAAATGCTATTGGTGATGCACAAAACACTAATGATAGCTTTGCTAATCAGCTTAAATTTCTAAAAGGTAATTTAAGTGATTTGAGTAGTGAAGTAGGTAAGAATTATGTGCCTTCTCTTGGTGGAGCGTTAACAAAAACCAACCAATTTTTGCTTAGTCTTAAAAAAGGTGCTGAACAAGGAGATAAAACTTCTAAAGTTATTGCTAAACTAATCGCTGGAGGAACTGGCATACTTGGTTTAGCTACTGCACTTGGAACTTTAGGACTTGTTATTCCTAAAGTGTGGGGTGGATTAAATAATGTATATGGTGCTTTTTCAAAATTAACAGGCATAAATGGAAAAGTAATAAAATCATTTATTACAGCTAGATGGCAAACTGTAAAATTAGGAACTAGATTAGCTTGGCTTAGGACAAAAGAAATAGCGGCATCAATAAAGCAGTTTATAGCATTAAGGTATCAAAACATGAAATTAGGTTTATCTATGATGTGGACTAGAACTAAGGCAATAGGTGCTTACATTAAAGGTCAAGTAATGGCTAGATGGGCTACTTTAAAAACTGGTGCATCTATGATATGGGCTAAGTCTAAAGCTGTTACTAGTTTTGCTTGGTCATTAATTAAACAAGGAGCTAAGTCAGCATACACCTTTGCAGCTAGTTTGATAAAAAGTGCTATTCCTGCGATAGGTAGTTTTGCAGTAAGTCTATATACATCTGCCGCTAGTGCTATTCCTGCTTTAGGAGCTAGTTTAGTAGCCGCTACAACTGCTACTTGGGGATTCACCACAGCTTTACTTGCCAATCCTATTACTTGGGTAGTAGGTGGTATTATTGGTTTAGGCTTTGCTATATATGGTTTAGTCAAGCATTGGGATACTGTTACAGAAAAGGTTAAATGGTTTTCTGCTGTAACTATAGATAAAATAGGAGCTTTAATAGGATATGTTAAGAAGAATCCATTAGAGAGTTTATTAAGAATAACTATGCCAGTAGTGAATTTAATTGAGCCAATAAACTTTGCTTATGAAAAAGCTAGAGGTTGGTTGGCTACTCATACAGGACTAGAATTACCTAAGTTTAAAATCCCTTCCTTGCCCGATCTAATAGGTATGGTTAGAAATAAAGCAAGTGAACTTTGGAGTTGGGCCAAAGATAATCCAGTACAAGCAGTAACTAGATTTGTTATTCCTGGATTGAATTTAATCGAGCCAATTAATTGGGCTTATGCTAAAGCTAGAGATTGGTTAGCAGAAAAGACAGGATTAGAGTTACCAGAGTTTAAGATACCTTCAATTACTGATGTATTTAACTCTATAAAAGAAAAGATTAGATGGTTAGAAGATAAACTATCAAACTTTGATATTGGTGGCTCTATTAGAAATGGGATAGATAAGACTAAAGATACAGCTATAGGAGCAGTTGCTGGATTGACTCAAAAGGTTAGAAACTATTTACCTTTCAGTCCAGCGAAGGAAGGACCACTTAGTGATTTAGATAAAACTGGTCCTGGCTTTGTTAATACTATAGCTAGTGGGATAGATAAGACTAAGAATAGAATAAGTGATACTATTTCTAATATGTGGACTAATGTTAAAGATGTAAGTCCTGTTAGATTCTCACCTTTTGGATTAATACCAAACCATAATAACTCTTTACAAGAGAATCCTTCTAATGATAATAGAGTTATTAATGAGACTAATCAGAGTATTAATGAAAGCAATACTCAAAAGAGTACAGTTATTCAGTTTAATGAAGGAGCTATTCAGATTGAGGTTAGTGGAGAGAATAGCCAAGATATAGTTAAGATATTAAGAGAAGAATTTAAGACTATAATCTTAGAAGCAGCAGCATCAGCGGGGGTGAATTAGTATGCAGTCAATAGGTGGAGTTCCTATATTTGTTAAAGAAGAGGATCCTCAGTTTAGTAATTCAGTTCCATCTAAACCTATTGAAGATGGAGCAGATATTACTGATCATATCTTTCAGGATCCAGTAGCTATAAATATAAAGTTTTTAGTAGAAAAGAATGGCCAAGAGGTAGCTAGGCAATTAATTAAGTTAAGAGATGCTAGTAAAGTCTTTACTTATGAAGGGATTGATTTCTCTTATGCTAATATGGCTATTAAATCCTTATCTATCCCTCGTACTGCTGCTATTAAAGATGGATTTAGTGGCTCTATGCAACTACAACAGATTCAGATGGTTAAAGAGAGATCACAAGTTACTAAATTAGGTAAAGAGCCTGCAACTGGCCAGCAAGTCCAAAAGAATAATGATAACACTCCTAAAAAAGAGCCTAAGACTACTGAAGTTCCTGCAACTGGTAGGACAGCAGAGTGGATAGCTTATGGAGAGAGATATTTGGAGGAGAAAAGCAATGGAGCTTAGTTATTTACCGATTGATAAAAGTGATATTGATAAGGAGCCAGATAGATTTGCTATTGATATTTTAAATGAGGAGTTTATCTTTGAAATCTTTTGGAATAATGAAGAGAGTTTTTATAGTTTGAACTTATATAAAGGTAAAGAGTTAATTTTAGCAGGTCGCAGGATTACCTATGGGATCGATATGATAGCTCCAGTAATCAGCTATGGACTTGATAAGGTTGCAATTATACCTTTTGATAAGACTGGTAGAGCTGAAAAGACAGGTATTACTAAGGAGAATTTCATGGAAAGTGTTCTTCCTATTCTTTTAGTGTAAAAAAACAAGGAGACCCTTGTTTTTTACTTATCAGTCCATTTAATTTTTAATCCGATAATATTAGCTATATCTTTAACTTCTTTATATTGAATTGTTTCTCTACTTAATTTATTGCTTAAATTTTGAGAAGAATATTTTTTATTATATTTTTTCTCTAATTCATTTGCAACATCAGTAATAGTCCATCCTTTAGAGACTATTTTTGCTTTGATTTCATCTTTTACTGACATTTTAGGAACACCTCCTTGTAAGTAATTATACAACAATAAAGTATCCTTGTAAACTATAAAGTTTCAATTTATATAAATAAGTGTTGACAACTCAATTTATAGAGTATATAATAAAAACAAGTTGAAACTATATAGTTTAATAATAAACCAATAACTTTCAAGGAGGGGCTAGAATGATAGAAAGAGATTTAAAATTAAAAGAAGATGTAGCAGAATTCATTGGTAAGAGAATGGATAGGATTGCTGATAAGCAAGATGAAGATAGAAAGAATACTAATAAAGAAATAATTAAGATTCATAGTAGATTAATGGAGAAGATAGCACCTGAGCTTAGAAAAGATTTATTTGAGCTACAAGCAGCTTATGTTTGTGCAGGAGCTTTAGAAGGTGAAGCTTGTTATAAGCAAGGGTTACAGGATGGAATGAAGTTAGCTTTGGGTGTGATAGAATGAT